AGTTAATTTACCATTACTTGTACCAGTTGAGCCGTAAGCTGAGCCTGACATGCCTATGCTTACTACTCCGCTACTACTAACAATCATTAGTGGGGTAGAGCCATTTTGAAATAATGCACTTCCACTTACATTAAGTTTATAGCCTGGATCTACTGTTGTGCCTATTAAAAAATTACTAGCTGATGTTATTCTAGCACTTTCGCTTCCTGAGTTTCTAAATGTTATAACATGTGGGAAGGACGTGTTAGAGCTCCCACCTACTCTTATATCAGTATTTCCAAAAACGTCATTTCCTAATCTTAGATAATTAGCTGTTCCATAATTGTATAAATATCCATACCCAGCTCCAGCATCTGTTGCTATATTATTATTAGAAAAATAAGTATATCTTCCAACTATTCTTAAAGGAGTATATCCTTCGGCAGCGACTTGAAAATGACCAGTAGGATTACTTGTTCCAACTCCAACATATCCACTACCACTAACATATAGTATGCTAGATGATGCTGGTGAATCTATTCGTAATAATGGGGAAGATGATGATCCAGATATATATACTTTTGAACCTGAGTCTATTGATGTACCTATTAAGAAATTACCTGAGTTAACTACTGTAAGGTAGGTAGAAGTTTCAGCTGTGTTACTAAGTCTAAATCTACTTCCATTCCCAAGCCACAATACAGCTGGGTTATCAGTATTGTACGCTGTAAAATTTAAAGAGCTATTTGCTGATATATACCCAGTACCGTTTGTATGGGAACTTAATGCAAAACCTACTCCATTAGATGTTACTCCTAAAGATGTGTAGGCGTTATCTTGATTATAGAAAACTAAAGATCCAGTTATACCCGATGTTCCTATATGTTGAACTTGGAATGGTTGTGAAGGAGAAGCTGTTCCTATACCTACTCTTCCATCATCTCTCACTACTAATAAGGCTGATGCGTTGGTATTTTCAATTCGCATTGTTGTAGTAGCGCTTGTTGCACCTCTACCCCTTACAACAAATTTTGCAACATCATCTGGTGTTCCTAATAGATTTCTTCCTATAGATACAGATCCACCTAGTGGGTTTAATGATATTCCTTTATAAACGCCAGATACGTAATCATAACCTTGCAACATAGCGTTGTCAAACTGGTTAGATATCCCGAATGCAGTTGTACCATCTCCTGGGGCTGCTCTTACAATAACTCCATATCGTTGAGTTTGTGATAACGCATTTACTCCCCACCGATGTTCAAATATTGAAGTTTTAGTACCCCCAGTAATGTCACCTGCATTTTTTACAAACAAGACTGCTTCGTTACTTCCTGTCCCAATTAATACACTACCAGTTGTTGTTAAATTACCATTAACTCCTAATGATCCAGTTACACCTAAGCTTCCAGTTATTAAAGCAGATCCAGTATATGGGAATGCAGAAGGTAGTGAAAATAATGAACCTGTACCATCATATAAATTAGTACCATCAGTCTGTAAGACTCGTTGGTAACTGTCCTCTATATTCTGGCCAGTAAAATCAAATGGTCCAGCCATAACTTTTATTTTATTTATTTAGGTAGTTTAGAAACTATCCCATTTATAATCTCTTGAACATAATTTTGTTCAACTTTGTTTTCTTGTAGATAAGTACCGATTATATTATTTACTTTATCTTTTTTAACAGTTAAGTTTTTAACATTGATATCTTCTTTAACCAACATTTTAACTATTCTGATAATATGTTCAGTTACAGGATCAACTTCTTGTATTCCTGTAATTTGAATTTTAGGAGTACTATCTTTTATAACTTCAGCGTCATTTGATTTAACTTCTACAGTTACTTTACGAGATGAATCTACTATAAAATCTGATTTCCAAGGGCTAAAATAAGTATCCTCCGCTATAACTTCAAGCTTTATTTGACCTGAGGTGTTGTCTTCTAGTAATCCTTTTAGTTTTTTAATAGGAATAGAGCATTTTCCGTCTTTATTAATTGTTCCTTCGAACATTAAATTAACATCCTCAGACTCAATTATTAATCGAGCTGAACTGTTTTTTAATGAAGCACCTTCAAGTTTAATATTACACTCAAATACTTCAGGTTTATCCGTAAATAATTTATACATTATAATTCTACTTTTATGTTTATTCCTAAGACTTCCTTAGCAACTAAGGATATGTCCGTTATACGTATTTTACGATCTAGTACTTCTTTCGTTTCTTTGTATTCTTTACCTTCTACTTTACAAAGCAATTTAATAAAACGCTTTTTCTCCTCTTTAGGTCGATGTTGCCAAAAGTCATGTTCATCATAACTTCCACCAATAGCCCCAATTATACCCGTTATTAACGCAACATCATCCCAAGTGAATGGATTAATACTTTGATTAGGAAATGGATTAGTGTTATAAGCAAAATTAGCATTGTTCCACTGGAATGGTACTCTAGTAGACATTATTTGTAATATTGGGTGTAATTCATTTTTAAAAACTCATTTAATCCATATACTTTTTCTTTTTCTTCAGTACTTAGTATAGAATAACGATTAAAATCACTTACTGTTGTAACATTTCCTGTTAACATCCATTTAATATAAAATGGTTTATATAAATCAAATAATCTAGTAGCATTTTCATTTAAAGTATTATACTCAGTTTGAGATATTTCTTTAAACAAATATTCATTTCTTTTCTTAGAAAAATATCTTATAAATGACCCATATTCATAATCTTTAGGAGTAGGATGTAAAGGTAAAATATTTGTTGTATTTGATGGTGTTGGTAACGCAGGGGCTTTTAATTCTGGGGGAGTTAATGATCCTACTTCAAATAAATCTATATTTTTACCATCACCTGGGAATTTTCCTGATTGGATCCTTCCTGTAGATAATTTATAGTAACTACCTACATATCCATTTCCATTAATGTCAACTAATTGATTTGGACCCGCTATTAAATTTGTCTTTATTTTATTTTTAGGTATATACATCTTATCTAAATATTAACCAAAATACTTATTATTAACTGGGTCGTGGATATTTAATTTAGGATAATTAGCTGCTGTTCCTGTTCCCGCTACTACTATTTCAAAATCAAATTCATCATTATCTTTTAAATTCATTTTACTAGCTAAAAATGTAAAGAAATTTTCTCTTGCTGTGTTTGAAACCTTCCCACCCATGTCACCATAACCTGTCTCTGCGGTTTGTTTAAAATAGCCATTAGAATCTTTATTATTAATGATATCTTTTGTAGCAAATAGTAAACATCCTGTAGTCCATCTATTAACATCTGGGTCTTTACCTACCCATATTGTGTTTCCTCCTGGGTGCCATAGTATACCTGTTCTTGTTACTCCATTAGCTGTGATGCTTGTATCACCACCCTTTCCATCACTAAAACCATTTACTTTAATTATTCTTCCTCTTTTATTAACTGGTTCAATTGTGGCATTATAATATCCTAATGGTACACAACTACTTTGTAGAGCCATAGTTGCCTGTTGGTTATTAAGCCATGGATTTTCTAATATCCAAAATGAGCTATCATCAACTACAACTTCAGCTTTAGTTGTTGGGTCTACATTAATTAATACTAATCTAGATACAACTTGGTTTTGATCAGCATATGATCTAACAACTCTAATTCTAGTCACCCCAGGTGTTCCTCCAGTTCCTCCTGAATTAATATTACTATTTAATGAAGGTGTAGATGGTTTCCATTTTGGATCTTTAATAACATTAATAGTGGCTGTTTTGATTTTTGGTGGGGTCCCTACAGCTCCAGCATCAGATCTAGGCCCAGATATACTCTGAATTGTAGTTGTCCAGTCATTATTTTGTATTTTATGGGATATACCTGTTATTATAAACTGGATAGCATCTTTATATCTAGGAGGGAGTAATTTTGTGTCAGCGGTATATGACTCATATAATTTCATTCCACTTAATCCTTCCATAGTTAATTCTAAATCAATAGGTATAAATCCTACACCAGGAATGATTCCTTCATTAACATAAGTTCCTATTTCATAATTAAATAAATCAATTCCTGCGTCTTTAGCTCCATCAATCTGTTGGTCTGATATGTTACCATCATTTATAGCGTTATATAAGTTCTGCACTATACCTACATTACTAAGAAAATTAGTAGATATTTCATCAGGTTTTGTTCCATCTTTATTGTTTTCTGATGTTTTTTTATTTATAATTCTATCTGTTAAACCCGCATTCCAACGTGTTAGACCTGTTGAGTTAGATCCAACAACATTTTTATTAACTTGAGCTCCAACAGTTACCATTGTTTGGAAATTGTTAGATAATTTAGTTTTCACAGAAGCATCTCTCATAAAACTACCTTCAGTAGGAGTTAAAGTATGAGTTATAAATTCAACAGACTTATTATCAAAAGGATTAGCAGATATTATTCCTGATGCTTTTAGAGTGTCTAAGTATTTAGGTAAATTAGGTATGAATGTACTATCTGCTATAGAAAATTCGTTAGTGTTCTCATCGTAAGTAATGTTAAAATTATTAATATTTCCTAAAGCATTTTGTACTCCCTTCATTAATTTATCTAAAAGATCATACATAGCTATAGCCCCAGAACCTACATCAACATAATCTTGAAGTATTTTAGCTATATAGTTCATATTAATATAGATGTTCATAGTACGACCTATAAATGGATAATTACTTGAATCAGCTCTAAATCTAGAGCCATTTCTTATTCTATCAAATAATTGATTTGATACATCTATATCTTCTGTTACTCCAACATTAGTTCCTGTATAACCTGTAGATACTTTAATATATTCATGAGTTACAATAGCATATGTGTCTAAAACAAACACTACATTAGAAGTTGTTGTAGCTGTTCCAGCTGCTAAATTTTGTTTTATTTGATTAAAATCAACTTCATTACCTCCTCCATCTACAGCTTTACTTCCTACAAATTCACCAGCCTTAACAATATATTCTGTATTTTCTTGTGCGGTTATAGTATTTCTAGCTGAGTATAATTCAGGGTGAGATCCTCCATCTATGTAATTATTTAATGTTCGATCAACAAAAGGTACTGTTACTTTTTGCCCTTTATTAGTTTGGCCAGTCCATTGTTGTAAATATGGAAGATCTTTATCTGAGTAAGTGTAAATTGTAACATTATTTAAATCTGTAGCTGTGGTAGTTAAAGATGTTGGGTTAGTTATTGTTATAGCTGGTTTATTTTCATCTGGTTCTAAAAAAGGTATAGCAAATTTTTCATTAAAACTTTTTTCTAGTTGTGTTTTATATGATGGGATTGATGAAAGCAAATTTATATCAACGTAACTGTCTAAGTCTTGGTATTCCTTAGGATCAGTATATACTCCTTTACTAAAATCAAGAACATTTTTATATAATTCATCATAATTCTTATTAGAAGAATTATATTTATATATTCTTATTTCTTTATACTCATATCTTCTTTCATTTATGTTATAATTAACAGTTGTAGTAGGGGGTGGAGTGGTTGCAACACCAGTAACAGGATTAACATTTAGTTTTAGATCTTTATCAATATCTATTAAACATACTCTAGGATCTAAACTACCATGTCTAGCATATGTGAAGCAAAAATTTTCATTTTCATTCCAATTAAATTTAAAAATAGATTCATTACCTTGAGTTGGATTGTATAGTAAACAAAAGTTTTGCAAACATCTTAGAAATACACCTAATTTTACAAAATACTGAGCATTAAGTCCAGGTCCTCCTGTGTTGACTCCATTTAATTGAGGGAATATAAAACCTACTACATCTCCTTCTGCCCATGACTCACTATTATTGTCTTGGTTAGCTGTTAATCCAGTTATACTTGAAATTATAGCTGCGGTTGTTTCTGGGCCATTTAAATAAAATTTATGTGAGCCATCTGTTTTCATATCTACTACAGGTATCTTTTGAGATAACTCCCATAGTATTTTATTTATTGTAGTTTTTTGAGCGTTAAATTGAAGTGGTGGTTGGTCTTCAGGTGTTTCTGTTGTAGAAGGATTTTTTACAGGGTGAGATGTATTGCTTTTTAAAGATTCTATTATATCTCCAGTGGCAATTATATCTAATCTTATATCATAACTACCATCTCTTTTTAAATCCCATGAAAAATTTTTTACTAAACCTACCATAGCATCATAATTACCATCAGATGATGCTCTTTGTTCTCTAATTTTTTTTAAAATAGTATCATAAGAGTTAGTTTTTATAAATGTACTGCATACTTCATGAGGATTAGATCTATTAAAAGCACCAGTATTGTCAAAGTACATATTATGACCCCATTCTAATAACATAGAATAACCTAATCTAAGGTATAGTCTTTCAATAATTTCAAATTGGGCTGAGTTGTGGGCTACCATTTGAACTGTAGCCTCTCTAAGGGAACCTTTATTTAAAGCTTTAATATCAGCTGATATTAGACCTGGGGGTGGTGAGTATCCATATGTTCCATCTGAAAGAAATCCATATGCGTATGTTGAATTAGCTCCTAATCCAACACCAGTAGCAAAGTTTCCTGATGAACCAAGTCCTCCAAATCTAGTTGAAAATAATTGATAATTAAAAGCATCAGTGTTTGTATCATTAACATCAACACCTGATGTTAATCGTAAAAAAGCATCATTAGTGTTTTGGTATAGAATTATATCATTACTTTTAGAAGTAGTTATAGCATTATTCTTTTGTCTACGGTCAATTTGATTTTTAACATATTCATCAAAACCTGCTCCTATTATGCTTCTAGCCATTATTTAGTACTATTTGTTATAAATATATTATTTTATTAATATGTAATATAACTTGGAATAAATACTGGTTTTCCACCAATACCTGTTATACTGCTATTCACAAAGTTTTTTCGGGTTTCTATAAGAGCCTTTACTACTTGGCCAACATTTACTGCTACAGGACCTGGGGATGTGTTACCAACTGTCCCAGTTCCGTCAACTACATTTCCTACTTTACTTCCACCTTTATTAATCATAGGTTTAGATGTCCATCCTCTTCCAAGTATATCAATAGCTTCTTCTAATTGAGTTTGATTACCTTCATTTTTTCCTTTAATGTAGTCTCCAATCCCACCACCATCTTTTGTATCTATTATAGATTCACCCATTTTATTTTGGTTAAGTTCATTAAAAAGATCAGTAAGTGATAAGCCAACTGTTGTTGCTCTATTACTTATATATCTTGTTATTTGTTGGTATCTTCCTACAGCTGTACTGCTATACCCAGCTGCTACACGTTGTTCCCCTTCATCAATAATTTGTTGAATAGTTCTTGTTGTAGCAGATACTTTATATACAGCGGTATAAGTGGTACTAGGGAATAAAGAATCATAACTAGTACTTTCACCTTTAAATATAATAGTCTTTAAAGGATCATATCTAGAGTCTCCAGGATAAGATCCTGGTGTTACTGGGGTAGTTGGTGCTCCTGATGGAGGAGCTGATGGTTTCCATCTTGGATCTTTAATAATAGTAATAGTAGCTGTTTTAGGTTTAGGAGGTAACTTTACAGTTACTCCATCATATTTTGGGCCTGATATGCTTTGAACTGTAGTTGTCCAATCATTATTTTGTATTTTATGAGATACACCTGTAATAATAAATTGAGTTGTATTTCTATATAAAGATGGTAAAAGTTTTGTGTCAGCTGTGTATGCTTCACCTATATTCATTCCGCTTAATCCATCTAATGTCATTTCTAAATTAATAGGTAATAGTCCTAATCCAGGTATACTACCTTCATTAACATATGCTCCTATCTCGTAATTAAATAGATCAACACCAGCATCTATAGCACCGTCTATCTGTTGATCTGAGATGTTTCCATCATTTATAGCGTTATATAAATTTTGTACAATTCCTACATTACTAAGGAAATTAGTAGATATATCATTTGAAGTAGAATTTGATTTATTATTTTCTGTAGTTTTCTCAAAAAATATTCTGTCTGTGTAACCTACATTTAATTTACTTAATAATGTAGCATTTGTACCTACAATATTACCATTTGCTTGGGCGCCAATAGTAATTTGAGACATAAAGTTATTTGATATTTGGGTTTTAAATGATGCTTCTCTTACAAAACTACCCCCATTTGTTCCTAAAGTATTAGTTAAAAATTCTGTAGGATTAATATTAAATGGATTTTTTCCTTTTGTAGCTAGTAAGTAAGATCCTAATTGAGGAATTACTGTTTTATCTACTATAGAAAATTCATTAGTTTTTTCATCATATGGGATATAAAAATTATTTAGATTACCTAAAGCCCTTTGAACATTTTTCATTAATGTATCTAAGAAAGTAAACATTGATATAGCTCCACTTGATATATCAACATTATTTTGTAATATACTAGCCACATGATTCATATTAATGTAAATATTCATAGTACGACCTATAAATGGATAATTATCTGGGTCTACTCTGAATTTAGATCCTGGTCTTATTCTATCAAATAAATTATTAGATACATCTATATCTTCTTCATTTTCCGCTTCCACATTAGTTCCTACATAACCTGTAGTAGATTTTACATATGTAGATACTATAGCCCTTTTAGTAGTCACAGTTAATGTTATTTTTCTAGGTCCACCCCCACTTGTAGGCACATCAATTACTTTGATGATTTTATTAATTTCTAAATTATAATCAGTTAAATAATTTTGCCCCTCAGTCACAGCGGATGTGACAAATGTCCCAGACAAATTAGGATCATAAATAAATTTATCTTTGAAATCTTGATATTCTTGATCATCATCTTTTACAACATAATCTTCAAGAATAGATAAGTAAGCAGTTGTAGCGTTAGAATATTTAATATTGTTTAAATCACTAACAAATCCACCTGGTTGGTTTGTTGTTTTTTTAACAATTTTTGTGCTATCTGCTTCAGGAAATTGATCATTTAAAAATTTTTCAAATTCATCTGACCAAGTTCCTCTTGTTGGGAGTACAGATAAAGCATAACTGTCTATGTCATTAGGAGCGTCTATGTATGGTCCTTGTTCTGGGTCGTAAAGATCATCATATGCGGGTGTTGAAGAATATGTGTCTTCAATTTTTAAAAATTTATAATCATAGTAAGTATTAGTGATAGTATAATTACTAGCTGAGGAAGTAGGTGGTGATGTAGCTACTCCGGTAGTGGGATTGATGGTTAATTTTAATTCTTTATCAATATCTATTAAACATACTCTAGGATCTAAACTACCTTGTCTAGCGTAAGTAAAACAAAAACTTTCTTCATCATCTGTGTTAATATTGATTAAAGCTTCATTATTTTTGTCTGGGTTGTATAGTAAACAAAAATTTTGTAAACAACGCAGTAGTACTCCTAATTTTATAAAGTATTGAGCGTTAAGCCCCGCTCCTCCAGTATTAACACCGTTTAATTGGGGAAATATAAAACCTATTACATCTCCTTGAGCCCCAGGTTTACTATCATTATATTGATTAGCTTTTAAACCTATGCCCGCAGCTATATCAGAAGCTTTTGTTTCATCACCTTGTAAATAAAATTTATGAGATCCATCTACTTTCATATCTTTAGAAGCAGGAAGTTTTTGAGATAGATACCACAATATTTTATTTATTGTAGTTTTTTGAGCGTTAAATTGAAGTGGTGGTTGATTTTCTGGAGTTTCCTGAGTTCCGTCAATTTTAGTAGCGTCAGAAATAGGGTGAGATGTATTACTTTTTAAAGATTCAAAAACATCACCTACTGAGGCTATATTAACAGATATTTTATAACTTCCATCTTTTTCTAAGTTCCAATTAAAATTTCTAACTACTCCATGCATAGCATCATAATTACCATTAGATCCTGACCGTTCTGCTATAATTTTATTTTGAACATCTAATTGAGAGCTACCACCATTTAAAAAAGTTGTATATACTTCATGGGGATTAGATCTAATAAAAGCTCCTGTGTTATCAAAGTACATGTTATGACCCCACTCTAGTAAAACTGTATATCCGACTCTAAGATATAATACTTCAATTATTTCAAACTGATCCATATTATGGGCTAAAATCTCAATTGTAGCCTCTTTAAAAGAACCTTGGTTTAAAGCCTTAATATCAGCGGACACTATTCCAGGTGGAGGTGAAAACCCATATTTTCCATCTGATAAGAATCCGTAAGCGTATGTTGAGTTAGTTCCTGTTCCTACTCCAGAAGCAAAACTTCCAGTTGATCCAACACCTCCAAATCTAGTTGAAAATAATTGGAAATTTTTAGCGTTAGTTGGTTCATCATTAATGTTAACAGCAGATGTTAATCTAATAAATGAGTCATTTGCATTTTGATATAAAATATCATTAGTACTTTTAGAAGTGGTTAAAGCGTTAGTTTTTTGTCTTTGATTAATTTGTTTTTGAACCCAATCATTGAATTCACTCCCTAAAACCTTTGTAGCCATAACTTATGAATTTAGTAAATTATAAGCGGCTAGAATACCACTTATATCACGTGGTATACGTATTTGAAGGCCAGCTGAAGGGTATAGGGTATTTTGAACTAAATTATCATTAGCTATAGAAATAATCCACCATAATGTAGAATCATTGTAATATTGCTGCGCTAATATATCATATCTGTCTCCATCAGCTGTAATGACATATATGTCTGTTATAGATAAAGGTATACTAGGATATTTTGTATCCCTATAATATTTTATATTAGTATTAGGTTGGTTTATTATTTTAGTATTTCTATAACGATTCATATTAAGATTATTTTAGAAATGGAGTATAATTACCACTAGTAATAGCTTTACTTCCTGTTGCTGGGTCGTTTAATGAAGGAATAAATACACTTCCACTAGCAGCGTTTGTATCAGGGTCATATCCTATAAATTCTGCTCCAGCTTTTGGAGTATAATCATGGATTACAATATATTGTAATGTTACTTTAATACCTTTAGGTAATTGACCTGTGAAACCAATTTCATCTCTTTGCCATACAGTACCATCTACTTTTCTATTTATATCCCAGCCCATGTCTTCAATTTCAGCGAAATCTACATTTTTAATTAAAATAGGCATTTTTCTAAAATAATCACCCATTGTAAAATTAGTTATTATTCCTCTCATTAAACCTATATCAGAATAAGAAGGGGCTACTGACCAAGCTAAAGCATTTAATTTTCTGTAATTAGATATCATGTTTCTTCTTGATAAGGCTGGCACTAAGAAAGATACTGATCCTTCTCTTGAAAATCCACCATATTTATAAAAGCTTTCAGCTCTACCCATGTATTTAATAGCATTCCAATCAGCTTTAACCCCATCACTCCAATCTTCTAAATAAGCAGTAAAATCAATTAATCTTTTATCACCACTAGGATATTGTAAAGTAAAATTAAAATCTATAATATCACTATATCTTTTTGGTTCTTCTTGATCAGAAGAAATTGGAATATTTGGGTCTAAAACTCTTTTATTAGCTGCTATACTCCAATTTCCTTTATAACTAGTTTTACTAGCTTGATATGTTGTTTCTCGATTAAAATCAGTGTAATCTGTTGTTGGGATAGATCCTTTTACAAGATATTTTCTAAAATCTTCTACACCACTAGATCCAAATGTTGTATTTTGTGTTTGTCCTAAAGATTTATATTGAGATATTTGAGAACCATCTAAAGTATATTCATTATTAGAACTATCATCTTTGTCTTTAAAAATATTTGTATTAGAATTAATAGTTGATGATTCTCCTATTGGGCTATTACTAACAGAAAATGATCCTGTTTGAAGAGGATATTTAAGTGATGCGGCTGCTGCTTTTAAAGCCGTATCATAATTTTTACTTACTCCCTTACCTGCTGTGTAACTCCAATTAACACTACTTCCTGTTGGAGTATAATATTCTGGTTTAGTAGAATCTCCTCCTAATCTTTTTATAGTAGCAGATGAACCAGATGGAGAGTATAGACTACTTGTGATTAAATAATCTATATCTATTTTTACTAATTCTTCTGTAGTACCATAATAAGCTTTTGCTGCTTCAGTTACACTATTATAAGATCCTTTATTTTGTAAATACCATTTGTAAAATACACTTCTAGTACCTAAATCCCCAGAAGTATCACCAACAGTTAAATACCATTCTATATCTGGTTTTCCTATTGGTGTTAGATAATCATATTTATTTTCTCTATTAATATTATACTTTTCACCAGGCCATGTTTTGTCTCTCCTTAATTCAACTTTTCGAGTTTCATTTTGTAATCTAATCTCAGTGAACCCAATACCTAAGGTAGATCCAGGACCACTAAGATATCTAAGAAGAACATTACGGTTAAGAACATTTGTTATACCATATTTATCTAACCCTATTGGTACATGATTAATTTTATTTAATAGTAATGATGTTAAACGATTAGCTCCTCTACCTATATCATCTTCAAAATTTTGGACTCCAGCTAAACCAATACGTTTTTTGGTGTTATTAAAATATCCTTCATTTCCACCTTTATAATAACTTCTTTCAAATGGATTTAAACCTGATTTGTTTAGGTGATATCCATAAGCATTCACTCCAACTTGTGCTATAGTGTTTAAAGGACTATATAAACGTGTTGTTCCATCAACTTTAACATTTTGTCTTTCTAATAAATTTTGTTTTAATAAAAAGAAAAGACCAGCTGGTGTGAAAAAGAATTTTGTTATTCTTTGAGTATCAATAAAAGAATGACCTAAGTTAAATCTATTTTTTCTCCATAAAAAATCAGGATAACTTGATCTAAGTGTAGGGTCAAATGTTTCTGTGATATAATCAGAAGCTGCGTTTATACCACCTATAACACCGTTAAGTGCATTAATAGCTCCCCTAACAGTAGCATTTCCTATTCTATTAGTAAGATTAGCTGCTCCTTCTATTACATTTTCAGCTCCTTCTACAACAAAGTTACTTCCAATATTAATTAAATTTATATCATTATTAATACCATTTTGAAAACCTCTTACCATCCCAATAGCTTGAGAATTAACTGGGATAGGATTTATAGGTTTATAAACAAAATTATTTACTGACAGATTTACATAAGGATTGTTTCCTGTCCTTGATGGTATAGTACCTATGTTTAAATTTGGAAAACCAAAGTATAAAAAAGGTTGGCCACTATTAGCCCATCCTGGCCTATCATGGCCAAAAGACAAAGATTTAAGATCTGTATTAGATGTTATTAATGGCATTAACCTGGTTGATTGTTAATATATGGTAGAGCTTGTGATGGATTAGCTGTGGATATAGACGGAGTATTTCCATTTAAGTCAAGTAATGACGGTGTTGGCAAATTGTTTTGAGTACCATCTAAATACTGTTGATAAGCACTGTTAACATTAACTACATTTGTTCCATTTAATGAATAAATTTGAAGTTGAGATTGTGGTGTAGATAATGGATTTGGGGTTGGAGTAACTCCATCATATGGTGTTAAACTTGAACCTTGTGTTGTAAGTTTATTTAATAGTCCCATGATTGTATGTTTTAAAGGTTTATTATAAATATTAACCTTTATTGAGTTTTAACTTCAGTTTGGAGGTTAGTTTGGTTAATAGCTGATGCTATTTCTTTTTTATCTAACATAACATGAGTATGTATTGTAATAGTTTGAGGAGCAGATGAAGCTGCGGGTGGGTTTACAGCTCCTTTATTAGCTGGGGAGATGACAGCGTCTTGAGTTTGTTGAGGTCCATTTGTTGTTAAATAAGCATAGTCACCTGGTATACCTTGGGCTATAGGTGTTAATACTCCTCCTTCAGGTTTTGATATAACTAAACCACCATTAGGGTTAATAACACCATCTTTTGTTTGTTTAGCTGATCCTACACTACTGTTTAAAGCTGCTATACCAGCTGCTATACCACCTATAATTGCTACTGCTCCTAATCCTACAGTGGTAGCCATAGCTCCAGATATTTTAGCAGCTGCTATACCTGTTTCAATACCTAACATTGTAGCTAATCTAGCTATAATTGGGATTAAAGCCCTACCTAAATCGGCTAAACTAGTGACAATTTTGGCTGCTAATATAACTCCTATAGCTGTAAAGATACCTTTTAACACCCAAGCATTAGACAATAATTCAGCAAATGCTGATAATGGGCCAGCTAAAGCTTCACTCATTTTAGCTATAGCATTATTAATTTGTTCTTGAATCTCTAAGCGTTTCATGTCTGATAATTCTAAACCTGCTAACTTAGCTGCTTGTTCATCAGATAGTCCATTAAGTGTTTGTTGGTCAAATATCATTTTGGCCATTTCTTCTCTATTTAATCCTAAAGATTTACCTATAGATTCTTGTTCAATACGATTACCAGTAGCAAAAGCATTTATTATTCTTTGGTTATTACCTATTTCTTTAGTTAAATTAGCCATATCATTATTTAAAGCATATGATCTAGCTTGTTCTAAGTTAATTTGTTCACCGGTAAGTAATTCAGCTTCTAACTCAGCTGCTATACTGTCTTCAAAATTAAGTAATGATTCAGCTATTTTATCTACTTGATCTAAACTTAAACCTAATTTTTTAGCCTCCATTACTGATTCGGCTATTGCTGCTGTATTACCTTTAAATGATAATGCTATAGTACTAGATACATTAGCTACATCTTTAAATACAGATTTAGCACTTATACCTGTTTTATTTAATTTAACAAAATTATTATATGAAGCTATAATTTTTTCATTATTAGCCTTTAACTCAGTTCCTGTTACTTTAGATAATCTAGCCAAATTACCTGCTTCTTCACTACTCAACCCCATCATCTTAGTCATCTCAGTGGCTTCAGTAATAGTCTCAGGTGTAAATATAACATCAGCAGCAGCACCAAATTGTTTAGTTAATTCAACCATTTGGCCTATCTGTTGGGCCATAGTAGTAGCGCTTGTATTTGCTCGATCTAATAAATCAGCACTTCTTCCAGTTTCACGTGTAAACTCAGTTTGGGCTTTATCTAAAGCTAAAAAACCTTTAAGGATCATTCCTAAAATAACCATTGGGTCAAACAAATTATCCATTAATTGTTTACCCATTTCTTTCATTCCCGCCCCTAATACTTTAAATTTAGTACCTAAAGTAGCTGCTTTGTCACCATTATCAGTTAACTTTTTAGCAGTCTCATCCATTTTCTTATTTACTTCATCTAAACCTAAAGCTTTAGCAAAATCACCTAATCCTAGTTTATCTAAAGTTTTTTGTAATCCTTTAGCTGCGTTACCACCTAAACCTAATGCCTTTTCAATATTTTTGACTTGTTCTTCAGTTCTATCTAAAGTTTTTTCAAGACCACGATATAATTCATCTTGTTCTTGTAATAAACCATTTATATTTGATTGAACATCTCTTGTTTCTTTTAAATCATTAAATATTTTACGAAGTGTTTTTCTTTCATTTTCACTGATGGTACCTGCTCTAAGTTTTTGAGCTAGGATTGCTCTTTCTTGTATTAAATCTTTTTCTCTACTGGCTAGTAAATCTCGAGCATTTTCTAATCTTAATTTTTCTTCTTGAGCTTTTTGTCTTAATTTTTTAATTTCATCAGAAGAAAGACTACTAATACCACGTTGGTGGTTTTGAATTTTTTGAGCTATTGAAGCTAAATTATTATATCCTTTAACACTTTCAAGTAAACCAACATTTTGTTTTTTAATTTCTTGAACAATGTTTTTAAAACCTTGGAATGCATATCCTATATCTCCTGTTAAATCTTGCCATTCTTTTCTTAAAGAACTTACTAATCTTTCCGCTTGAATTAAATCTCCAGTAAAATTTCTTAGACTAGCCTCATCAGCAGCTGATCCTAGTTTTTTAGCTAGTTCAATACCTTCTTGGATAAGGGCATTTATCTTTTTTTGTTCTTCAGAAGTTATAGCCATATTGATATATATGTGATAAATATGGAGAAAGCCAAGTTTTAATACTTGGCTATTCTTTTATTGTTATTTATTTTTCCTTTAAAATGAGATGGTAAATCTACTTTTCCTTCTTTAATTTTTTGAGATTGAGTAGCTAAATCTTCATTTTGTTGTTTGTTTTGTTTTTCGTAGTATTCTCTTAATTTATTATAAGTAAATTTACGTAACCAAATAGGCATATTATAGACTGTTTCCCAATCATAACCTCCTTGACCATGGAAAACAATTTCATGTATTTGGGAAAATAAATTAGCTCTAACTTGAGGTGTTACATCAGATGTCAGGCCAAAAAAAGTTAATCCCAATTGGGATAGCGACCTCCTCACCGCTATTAGCTGTAAATGTTAAATTCACATCTGGTTGGATTTTTCTAATGTATTCTCTTAATGCTCTAGAGTCACGAGCTAATAAATAATTATCTACAAATTCTCTAATGCTTTTAACATCTCTATCACCATTAACAGAAGTTATCATATATTTTAAACGAGTTGATAATTCTGGGGAAGCATCTTTATTAATTTTCTTTAATCCATTTACTTCACTATCAATTTTTTTCTCATCGCCATGAGTTAATAATTTAAATGTGATTAAAACATTTGTTGATGGAAGTGTAAATGAAAATTCATTTTCTCTCGCTTTAAATAAGGATTTATCTATTTCTTTATTTTCTAGTTGTGATAAATCAATACTATATTCTTCTCCTTTATAATCAAATTTATACTCTTTACCATATCCTAAAATACGAGCTGCTACCATAATAGCATTTTTATCACCAACAATTAAATTATTATAATCAATATCAGATACAATAAGTGATTGCATTAATTTATCAATCACTGTGCCATTACTAATGTAATTCTGATTAGTTAGAATATCTTCTTCTCTAGCGGTCATATATTTCATTTCAATTTTACCGCTTGATAAAGGAGATGATTCTGGGTAGACTAGACCTTGAGATGGTAAGTCAACAACTTCTGTTGGAATTTTTAATTTATTTTCACTCATAGCTTTTATTTGTTATAACTTTATGTCTTATATAAATATATACAAGATATGTTTTCTTAAATTATCCTACAATTCTATTAATAAGACTTTCTAGTACACCTGTTCTTCCAGTTGTGTTAGTACCTTGAGGATTAAATACTGTTGGATTAGTTCTAAAAAAACTCCAGTATTTGTTTTGCCCATTCCAAATTTGATTAAATTGTTGAGGAGCAGAATTAAGTCCTGATGATAAGGTGTTGTGAGTAACATCAGAAGCAGGATATGTTGTGATGTTATCTGGGTTTGGAACTATAAATGTTGTCTCAATAGCATTTACTGTATCTGTAGTTAACCCAGAATCTGGTAAGGCAGGTGTTTGAACTCCTTCAAATGTTGGTGAACTTACTTGGTTTAAATAAGTATTATTAGGGCTATATACAGTTTGGTATTGAGTTGAAGCACCGTTAAATTCTCCACTAGTTAGCGCGGGATAATCAGTGATAGTATTTGGAGGTAAAGTAGAAGTATCAAATAATGGTTGAGTATTATCTAAAGCAGTACTACCTAATGTGTTTACTAAAGTACTACCATTGTTTGGTGTTCCAATAACTTCATCTTCATATGTGTTATCAGGAGAATTTTGTTGAACAAACCCAGATTGTGGATCATTAATTGGAGTATCTCCAAGAAAACTACCAGCGCTTAATTGAGTAGCTCCTTGTTCTAATAATTGTTTTAAACCCATATTATTTTATAATAAATATTAAAAAAAGGAGAGCTCGCAAAATGCGAGCTCTTTTATTGTTAAGTAGTGAATATTAGAAATTCAATACGCAGTAATCCATAGCAACTGTCATTGTGATATTTACAGCCTGGTTTTCAGTATCCCAGTTATAATCACCAAAATTAGCTTCTGTTATAAATGCGCCTTTAATAATCCATTCACTAACTACATCTCCTACAGGTCCTAAAACATCTAATACTAAATCTTTTTTATAGAAGTCAGAGTAACCATCTCTACCTGTTACAGATTCATGATGTAAACGAACCCATTCCATTACAGCTTGAGCACCTGATGGAGTAATTGGATCAAATAATGTCATTTGAATGTTACCCCAAGTGGTTTTACCTTTAACTTTTCTATAAACGTTAATATGATTTAATGTTACTTCACCTTGAGTTACAGTTACAGCGTTTACTCCTTTTACTATATAGCTAGGAACACCATCCATATAAAGGATAAATCTGTTTGCCTGTTTTGGTTCAAAGGCTGTGAAGAATATTTCGTTTGCGTCTAATATTGCCATGTCTTTTTATTTGTTATAAATATTCAATTTTTAAAAATTACGCTGGGAAAGTAGCTCCAGTTGGTGTGATAATGAAATCTAAGTAAATAAATTCAGCTGTTTTAGTTGGTTGAACATATATTTGACCTACTAATTGATTTTGGTCAATTACTGATGCTGTATTATTACTATCATCCATAATTACTCGGAAAGCATACAAACCTTGTTGTTGTTGAACTGATTCTAAGTATGGGTTAACTGTAGCTAAGAAGTTATTTCTTGTTGTAGCGGTATTTTGTTCAAATACTAATGTGTTAGCTACTTGAGAAATATAACTCTTAAGAGCAATTAATAAACGACGAACATTTACACGATCTAAAGCACTTGCTCTAGTTTGTAATGTTTTCTGACCGTAAACTACTCTTTGTCCATTAAGTGTAGCGATTGGATTTACTTTACCATTATATAAAGTATCTCTATTAGCTTGAGATAAATTTCTTTCAGCTCCAATTACTTGACTTAAACTACCACGATTTAAACCTGCTGGTGCGAACCATGGGTAAGAAACACTATCATTATAAGCATAAACACCTGGGATAACAGTTGAAGCTGGGATCCATGTTAATTGGTTAGTGTTTGGTTCTAATACTTGAACCCAAGGCCAGTATGTAGCAGCGTATGAAGTATTTTTACCAGCGGCGTTAGAAACAACATCTGTGATAGTTTTACCATAAGATACCATATCTGGGATGTAAATAGCATCTCCACGATTTTGGATACTAGATATTATATCATTAATAACACCAGCATGATCTGTAAGATCATTACATAATCCGGGTGTTGTTAATACATTAAATTTATAATCATCTGTGTTGGCTAATAAGTCAACCATACGATCATAACAACCAGGTGTTAAACCTTGAGTATCAGTGCTGTTTATATCATTATAGAATTTAGCTCCACCTCTTATTTGTCCTAAAGCTCCACCAAATGAACCACTAGCGTTAATTGGTAATGAACCAGTATATAATGGATTTGGAGTACCACTATTTAAGAAATAATTAGGAGTAGTTATGTTAACACTTTTAACTCTTACATAAGCAGATACATTACCGTAACTTCCAGTTTCTTGTAAATAAGCTACACCACCATCAGTTCTATATGTTAATTTTTTATCACCTATTCTTCTTGATATAAAATCAGGTGAATAGGGATCTAATGATAAATTAGTATATTGTTCTAAAATAGTTGGTTCATTAGTTGTGTCATTTCCTTGTCTGATAAGTAAAGCAAATGTTCCTGAGGATGTGTTAGTAGCTGTTATTTCCCATCTAACATTATTAGCTGATCCACTAGCTAAAGCTCCAGCTGAGTCTTCAGGTCCAGCGCTATTCATTATAGTACCTTCAGAAATTGTTTCTAAAACAAATACTGGGCTAGCTGCTCCACTAGAACTTACAATTAAACTACTTGTAGCAGAAGAATAAGATCCTGTCACAACACGAGCTACTAATAATGAAGTACCTCCATTATCAAAATAATTTCTAGCTGCTATAGATGTAAAATAGGTGTAAGTTAAAGCTGGGCTTCCACTTTGGAAAACATCTCCAAATTTTTGTTGATATTGAGCATATGAAGTGACTACTGTAGGTATTTCTACTGGTCCTTTTACTGTCGGACCGATGATAGCCGCTCCAGCAGTTATTGGACCTTGAGTTACAAATGATGTGTCTACTTCATTTGCTGATACACCAGGGGATAATAATATTTCTGCCATGTTTTAGTTATTGTGTTTAGTTTTGTTATAAATATCTTAAGAGGTATCAAAATTATGGTAATATAATAATTTCTCCTTTTTCTAGGTCTATATTTCCTTCACCATATTTTTTTGATAACTCTTCACTAGTTTTAGTTTCTTCTTCTAATTGTTTTTGTAATTCAATTTTAAGATTTTGTTTTTGTAATGTTAAAACTTCTAATTGATATTCTACACTACCTAAAGCTGTTATTATATTAGCTTGGTTAATTTGTAATTTCTTTAATGATTGAATTTCTTCTTGGGTTAAAACTTTTTTTTCCATAATCTATTTTATTATAAATATCATGAAGTAGGTGGTAAGTTATTAATGTTTGAGACTGTTTCTAATCCAAATGTTAATTTATTACGATTTGAAAATTTAGGTACAAATGTTGTATCTTTTTGTATTGTATCTGGTATGATATAGCCAAACATCTTAAGAGTGAAAGTGCTTTTAACTATTCTTTCAGCATTGTCTGATAGCTCAATAGTTGTAGGGAATGAATCTACATTTGTTTTAAATTTAAAACGTTCAGGATCACCCCAATAAGCATCAGAAGCATATTCAACCGCCTCAATTATTTTATTTAGCTGTTCATTATAATAAGTAAACACAGCACAATCATAAGTAACTGTTAAGTAATCAGGTACTACAGTAGCATATAACGTTTGTTCAGGTTTTATTCCATTTAGTATATTAAAACTACTATAAGCATTTTGTTTACTATATTTTTTACCAGTGACAGCTACATTATGAGGATTATTAGCATCTAATTTATTTGTTAGAGATCTATTTTTTTCAATGTTATTTCTTTTAAACATTAATAATGGAGCCATTAAACGACCTTGTAAATCTCTTAAATAACCTTGTTTTTGGAATGAAGCCCATTTCTCAGGTGAACCATATATTACAGGTACAGATAACAATTCTTCATTTTGTTTAACTGTTGGTTTAATAACATTTTGAAAGTAATACATTATAGCCCAGTCTAAATCCTCTAAACCAATAACTAAAGGTTTAACAGTATCATCTTTAAACGAAGTTTGGCTCGCTCTATTAATATTATTAGTATCATTAGGATTACCAGTTGGAGAAAAACCAAGAGCATCAACTGGTGGGACATATGGTTCCTGTAGTTGTTTACTTATCTCTTTTTGAGTTTTAGGTATTGGTTTTCTTTGCTTAGCCATTATAATCTTTGTTTAATAATGTTAACACGATCTGCTGGTATGTAGTGTGTTTCACAAACTACACTTACATTATATCCAAATTGATCTAATCCTGGGTTTAATGGGTTAGTTGCATATGGATAGTCAGGATCTTTACCCACAAAAAATTGTTTAATATTTGTATTATCAATTTCAAAATAAGATTCCTGGTATAGTAGTACGTCCCCAACTTCAGGGTGAACATTTGCGTCAACTAAATCATCTCTTAAGAATGCGACTTTAATATCCCAATTAAAATCAACACCAAACTCACTTGTAGGACTTGTATTATCACCTACAGTTATTAAAGCATTTAATAAGATAGGACCTTCAAAAAATTTACCACCTGAT